ATCGCCTTCCGGTTTCCCCCCCGGGAAGTACCTAAGCCGGGCAGGATAGGCAAGATAGGCAAGCTAGGAAAGCTAGGCAAGATAGAGGAGCTTGCTTGTGTGTGTGTGTGTGTGTGTGTGTGCGCGCACACACACAGAAACGTTTTTTCTGTGTGTGGTGAGTAGTCTCACCACACAGCGTGTGCTCACGCTGTGTGGCGTGAGCACACGCAGGGGGTATTAGGGGGGGACTCACACCACACACAGAAACGTTTTTTCTGTGTGGTGAGTAGTCGCACCACACACAGCAAGCGCTGTGAGGAGTGGTTACCACAATGCTCGCACCACACAGGCGGCTCACGGGTCACTCTCCTCGTTGGCGGGTTGTGGGACGTTCGCATAGGCTGACGGACGGTTACGCCCGCTCACCCAGCGGTAGACAAGGGACAATCCTTCCGCCCGGCGCAGCAGGCGTTCTGCTTTCCAGTCGGACAGGCCCACGGCGTTCGCTTCGGCGAGGATGGCGTCGCGCGTCTTCGGCTTGGCCGTCACGAACGTGGCCGCGAACCGTTCCGCGTCCCAGGGGGGCTCAGGCTGTTCCGCTTCGTCTGTTTTCGCTTCTGCCCTGCGCGTCCGCCTGGGGTGTTCGCTCCGCAACTGTGTCGGGTCGAGGTCGTCGGCCGGGGTCCACACCGGGAAGGTCCAGCGCAGGCACCTGGGCATTACTGGCGGCCAGGAGCGTACCGCCGCCTCCAGCACAACCACGTCGTCCTCCTCGTGCGGGCGCAGGACGAGGTGCGTGTCGGTCGCCCGGCTCTGGCTGCCGGCGCCTGCGCCCACGTCCGTGATCGCCTTGCCGGACTGGTTCCCCTTGCTGGTGTGGTGGATCAGCACGAAGCAGCAGCCCAGGAGGTCGGCGTAGCGGTCGATGGCGTTGTAGACGTTCGCCATTGTGCCGTTGTCGTTCTCGTCCATCTCCTTGGGCATGAAGCGATACATGGCGTCGAGGATGATCACGCGGAATCGCCCCGGCTCCAGCGCGTGGAAGTACGGTCCCAGCGAGAAGATGTCCTGCCAGTGCCCCCGCAGGTTCTGGACGAAGACGCGCCCGCCCACATCACCGAGGTCGATCTGCCGAGCAGCCGCGACCTTGGGGATGCGGTTTGCCGAGGTCTCGCCATGCAGCTCGTTGTCGATGATTAGCACGTCGCCCGGCTCGGTCGTGAAGGTGTCGAGCCAGGGGCGGCCCGTGGCAACGGCCAGGGCGAGGTCGGTGACCAGCCAGGACTTGCCGACCTTGGGCGCCGAGATGACGTTCATCGTCTCGCCCCGGCGCAGCAGGCCGTGGATCACCGGCCGGCGCAAGTCGGGGTAGCACGTCATCAGGTCGGCCAGGCTGACAGGGGCGAGCGGCGGCGCCTGGGCTTGCACCAACTGGTCCCAGTGCCCCTCGGCCATTGCGGTCGCAATCTGGTCGGGTTCATACCTGGCGATGCTGGACGCGATCCGTTCTACTTCGGCCATGCCCAGTGGCGGCAGGCAACGGTCGTCGTTGACCTGACGCAGCGCCGCCAGGATTTCGCGCCGGGTCATCCCCACCCGGCGCATCGCCCCGGCCAGGCGTGCCAGGGTCGCGTTCCGCTGGCCCGACGGGATCGGGTTCGCCTCGGTGTCGCCGGCCGCGACGTGGGCGATCATGGACGATCCGGCTGCCACCCCGTTCGACGTGGTGGTGCCCAGAGCGTCTAACGCCTCAATCAACCACTTTGGCGGCTCCGGCAATTGATTGATCGGGTCGTCGAGCTCCAGCCCCTCGCCCCAGCGGTACGCACCGTCCCCGGTTTCCGACGGTGCGACTACGATGTACCCGCCGTCGGTGCGGACATCGACACCGGGGGCGAGCTTACCGGCTGAGCATTTCCATTGCTTGCCCTCGGGCCGACGGAATATGTAGTGCCGGCCGCCTCGTGGCGTCACGGCTATGGCCCCGGCATTAGCCAGGTCGGCGGCCCGATCGGGATCACTTGGCCAGGGGTTGTTCGCGCCGTCGATGTCAACGACCAGCATCCCCTCGGTTGCGATGCCGATGTTGGCCCGCGGGTGACGCGACCACCAGCTTTCGATCTGGGCCGGGTCGGTCACGGCGTCGTGGAACCCGTGCTGCGTGATCGGGTGCTTGGTGCCCGGGATGCACGGAAACACGCGATAGCCACGCTCCGCATAGCGGAGAGCAGCAGCCAAGAGATCGTCAGTAGTTACCACGGGATATCGTCCTCCGTAGTGATCACGTTGTACCCAAACGGAAAATCGAATGCGTCATCGCTTAGCGGCTCATCGCTTTCGTAGGCATCGCCACGATTCAGCGGCTCTGGGACTGGGCCCAACTCATAGTCGGTGATGCGGTCATACTTCTCGCCACTCACTGACCGCACCGTGATGGACGTGGTCGCAGCCAGCCCGCCGGCGTTAGCGATTTCGACGGCCTCGGCCGCCGTCCTCGGCACCGGCTCGCTCGACCGCTTCTTCCACCATGCGACGGCTTTCTGCCGGGCATACCCACTATGCTCGAAGCAGATCCATTCCGACTTCCAGCGGTGCCAGCCGATCCTGTAGTCCACCCGCATGCTTTTGGGCGCGTTTTCGCCCGCGCCGCGCTTGGTGTGGACGCTGTACACCACGTCCCGCACCGTCAGCGTCTCGACGGTCACCTGACCGGACAGGATCCCGGCGCCGCTAGCCTTGGCCGCGTGCTTGGCCCGCTCCGGCGGCGGGAATTCGTAGCCGCACTCCGGGCAGCGTGCGTAACCAGCCGCGATCAGTGCTTGGCACTTTGGACACTCCTTCGCCGGAGCCTCACCCGTGCCGTCGTGATTATCAGTCTTGACCTTGATCTGATCGACTGGCCCGTGGCGAAGCACGTTGCCGCCGTAGTCGAGTACCAGGCAGTTTGTCTTGCCCGGGTGCAGGCGGAATCCCCGCCCGACCATCTGGTAGTAGAGCCCCGGCGAAAGGGTCGGCCGCAATAATGCGATGCAGTCTATATGCGGAGCATCGAATCCTGTGGTCAGCACGTTGACGTTGACCAGGTATTTCAGCTCCCCGGCCTTGAATCGAGCCAAAATATCTGCTCGCTCCTCACTCGGCGTGTCGCCGATGACGAAGCCACACTCGATACCATGCTCGTCTCGCATCACCCGCACGATATGATCGCCGTGGGCGATCCCAGACGCGAAGATTAGCACAGCCTGACGGTTGCGGGTCTGCTCGACGATCTCGGCGCACGCGGCTTGCACCAGTTCGGCGTCATCCATCAGAGCCTCAACCTCGGCGGCGATGTATTCACCACCTCGAACGGGCAGGTCTGAGGTGTCGGCTTTCACCTTACCGGCCTTGCTCACTAGCGGGCAGAGGTAGCCCTGCACGACTAGTTCCCGCACCCCGACCTCGTAGCAGACGTGATTTAGGATCCCATCAGGGGTGCAGATGTTGCCGGACTTCAGGCGGTACGGCGTGGCCGTGAAACCGATGACGCGGAGCTGCGGGTTGACCGCCCTGGCATCGGCCAGGAACTGCCGGTACATGCCGTCGCCATCGGGTGTGATGAGATGAGCTTCGTCTACGAGTACCAGATCGAAGGGGTCGAAATCGCAGGCCCGCTGATACACCGACTGGATCCCAGCGACGATGACTGGCTCGGTGCGGTCCCTGCGCTTCAGACCGGCCGAGTAAACGCCGAACGGCACCTCGGGGCAGACGGCCCGTAGCTTGTCGGCGTTCTGCTCCAGTAGCTCCTTGACATGGGCAAGGACCAACACCCGCCCACCCCACTGAACGACAGCATCTCGGCATATCGTAGCGATGACTGGTGTCTTGCCGCCGCCGGTCGGGATGACCACACACGGGTTGTCGTCCCTCGCCCGCAGGTGGTCGTACACCGCCTCAATGGCCGCACGCTGATAGTCGCGTAGTGTGATCATTTCGCTTCCTGTATTCTGACAATCGTTTTACCGTTTAACATTGGTTCGCGTTTAGTAATTACCAAACGCACAATCTGACTATCGTCTAAATAAGCCCCGCCATGCTGGAGAGCATCGAGCAAAGCCTTGATGGAGTTGTCGAGATCACGCCGCCGTCGATCGGGCGGATACAGATCGACCTCGACAGCAAGTGGTCCAGCAAGTGGCTCTAGCCGCATCGCGGCGAGGATAGCTACTACACTCTTGCGGAACCGTCGCCCCTCACGGCTGATGAGGGTGCGGTATCCGACCCGCCGCCAGTAGTGGTTGACCGACGGCGGGTACGGTAGTTCGATGGTCATGGTGTTACCTCATTAGATGAAGCGACACGGCCATCAAAGCCGTGTCGCGCTAACTGTGACCATGCCCTACCACGCCATGCCATGCCTAGCCGCGCCTCGCCCAGCCTTGCCCCGCCGAGCCACGCCCCGCCAGGCCGCGCCGAGCCGCGCCCAGCCTAGCCGCGCCCGGCCCAGCCTAGCCGCGCCGCGCCTAGCCTCGCCTCGCCAGGCCACGCCTCGCTTGTCTCTCGTGTATCGCTAAGCAGCACTGGGCTGCTCATATGTCGGCCGAGAATCTCTCACGCCGATCAGCGGCACGAACGAACCTCGCCAAACCATGCCGCGCCTAGCCTTGCCTCGCCCGACCTCGCCTCGCCACGCCGTACCATGCCTCGCCGAGCCACGCCGCGCCTAGCCTCGCCCAGCCGCGCCGCGCCGAGCCCGGCCGAGCCGCGCCACGCCCGGCCGCGCCTTGCCAAGCCACGCCTCGCTTGTCTCTCGTGTATCGCTAGGGCGGTACTAAACCGCACATATGTCGGCAGGTAGGCCCCGCCGATCAGCGGACACAAATGATCCTCGCCATACCACGCCTTGCCACGCCACACCGCGCCTAGCCTTGCCACGCCCAGCCTCGCCGAGTCCGACCTCGCCGCGCCCGGCCCCGCCAGGCCGAGTCCAGCCTTGCCTCGCCCAGCCTCGCCGAGCCCGACCTCGCCGCGCCCGGCCCCGCCAGGCCGAGTCCAGCCTTGCCTCGCCCAGCCTTGCCGAGCCACGCCTCGCCGGGCCTAGCCAGGCCTTGCCGTGCCAGGCCTAGCCTTGCCACGCCATGCCAGGCCCAGCCCGGCCACGCCTCGCCCGGCCAAGCCTTGCTTAGCCCTCAAGTACTCCGAAGCCGACCACCTGGAATCGCCCATATGTCGGTCTGAAGTCCCCCACGCCGATCAGCCGCCCAGCGTCATTCAGCAGGCCCAGGAGCATTTCCTGTGAGACGTATTCGGGCAGGTTGACCAAGAAAATGAACGATGCCTGCCAGCCGGCTCGCAATGCCGGCCGCACCCGGGTCACGCCGTTGCGCTGCACTTGCACCCGGCATCGGTGCTCGTAGTCCCATTCGGTGACGCCCAGGCTGGCTAGCGGCGTAAGACTGACCACCGCCGCTTTGACGAGATCCTGGGCCGATTTTCTCGGCGACCGCGGGTCTTGCCGGAATTTGGCGGCCGCGATCACCGCCTGCCGCAAGTACTCGCCGGGCAGACAAATCTCCCCTTGATCATTGCGGTAGACATAAGACTCGATGTTGTCTGTTTTCTTGGCCGCCGACCCCTTGGCGGCCTTCGCCTTCGCCTCGACCGCTTCGCAATTCCAGCGGTGAAACAGCAAGTCGGCCTCGCCGCGGATGGTTAGTTCAACGCGGTAGGGGATCGACCGCTCGATCTCGGCCGCTCCGCCGTTAGTTGTGTCTGGGCCCAGGCCCTTGACGCGGTTAAGCATTTCTTTTTCTTTGAGTGCGCTCATTAGATCAACTCCTCGTTAAGGTAGCATCACCGCTTCCACGGTGGGGTAGTTGGTGTAGTTGGTGTCGATGTACCATTAGCGGATGGCTCCGCCGGCTTGACGACGGGCTCGGTCAGGGAGGCCTTGGGCGAGTAGCCCTTGACCTCGTTGACAATCTCGCCGGTGCCCTCGCGCTTCTTCAGCTTGACCGTGATCACCAAGGGCAGGTTGTGCAGCTCGCAGCTGTCCTTGGGCGTCAGCACGCCCACCGCGCGGCAGATCGCCGACAGCTCGGCGCGGGCGATCTTCACCGCCGTCTCGTTGGCGTTGTGCAGGTTCAGCCTCGCCCAGAGCAGCCGGCCCTTGTGCTCGCCCTCGATGATCTCGAATGTGAGTTGCAGGTAGCTGCCGGTGCCGGCCTTGTTTGCCCGCATCTCGCTGTCGATGATGACCGCGAGATACTTCCCGGCGGGGACGGGGGCGAGCTCGCTCGACGGTTCTACTTGAGAAGCATCGAAGCCGTTTAGGTTAGCCATGTTGGTTCTCCTTATGATTGAGGTGGGTGGTGAGGGCGTCCATGAACGCCGCCCACGATAGTGGTAGTTCTTCAGTCAGTCCATAACGGTTTTTCGCCACGCAGCTGGGCCCGCCGATGGTGCGCAGGATGCGCTCGCCGCCGTCCTTGCCGATCGCGTGGGCGATGGTCCGCTTGCGGCCGAAGCCGGCGTCCTCAGTCTGGGTCCGCATTCGCCGCGTTGCGAACAGCACGGCATCGACCCACTCCGTGATGAGTGATGCAGCAATTTTGTGCAATCGCGGCGAGTAGCGGTCGTACGGGCTAGTCTCCGGGTCTTCGAATCGCTCCACCTTGGCATGGGCAATCAGCACGACCACCATGCCCCGCTGCGTTCGCAGCAGGCTCAGCTGATCGATGACCTCGCGCCAGTGCGTGAGTGCGTGCGTGTAGCCGCGGGCGTAGCCGCCGTCGGCCTTCTCGATGTTCTTGACCGAGAATTCGGAGCACACCCGATCCCAAATGAGCCGCTCCAGCCAGTCGAGACTGTCGAGCACGACCGTCTCGTAGTCGTGCGGCTGCGTGCGGAGTTCCGCCAGCGCGGCCAGCACCTCGTCGAAGCTAGTGGCCATCGGGAACCTGGCACAGTCGATTTCGTCCAGGCCGTCTTCGGTCTGGATGAAGACGGGCCTGGGCGCGCCGGCGGCGAAGGTGCTCTTCCCGATGCCGGGCGTGCCGTAGACGAGCAAGCGGGGCGGCCGCGGGGTGCGGCCGCGCTGGACCTTGGCGAGCAGACTCATTGCCCCCCCTTCCAATACAAAATGGATTCGGCCACGCTCTTGATATTTTCGGCCAACAAGGCCACATCGAAAGGCTTCTTGAAGACGTCGCTAAATCCCACTTCTTTTAATTTTTCGGTGTGAGCATCATCCTCGGTGGCCAGCCCCACGATAAACGTGTTTTCATAAGCTGGGTTCTTTCGGAGGTTCGCAGTAATTTGAATGGCTTCGGTTCGTCCTAAGGCCAAGTCGATCACAATCGTATCTGG